GGATGCAGCTACAGCTGCGATTGTTGATTTGATTGACATGATTGTTTTTTAAGTGTCTCGCAAGGGAAAACCCTGCGGATGATAGATAGCCCCGACATGGGCATCTTTTTAACATCTACACAGGGTTACGATTCTTTCGAGTCCTTTGTATGTTAAGTATTTATACAACTGGCACATTCCATATGTGACAGTTGAGGTTATGATAACACGACCTGAAGCGTTTGTCAAGTGGCTTACATAGCATTAATAACCAAAGGCAATAAATGATGTTCACATTGTTGTACCGCTCTTGTAACTGTCTTGACATTATCGCCAGGCAAAATAGGAACAGTCTGTTGTCTTATTACTTTTCCAGAATCTAATTCTTCAGTAACCCAATGGACACTACATCCTGTCTCCTCTTCACCTGCATTGATAGCTTGTTCTATAGCATTTAATCCTTTATACTTTGGCAATAAAGAAGGATGTAAATTTATTATTCTGCCAGGAAATGCATCAATAAATTTCTTTGATACTATTTTCATCCATCCTGCCATCACAATCATATCTACTTCATATGCATTAAACAATGCAATGATATCATCTTCATCTACACTGTAACAAGAATTAATATTTAATCTTTCTGCCCTCTTTCTTGCCTTACATTTCTTTTTATTGTATACCATAAGTACAATCTCATGTTTAGGACATGAGTGTACTATATTCTCGAAGTTGGTTCCTTCACCAGAACACATAACACCTAATCTCATGAAGCTCTCCATGCAACATAAAATATATATCCAAGTCCCAATAGCATCATAAATGTAATTGGAAAGAATGGTATCACTGTAACTACATGAAGTATTTGTATGATAACAATACCGTAAAATAGCCACATAATAGTCATACCTATTTTATTATGGAGTGATCCTCTTTTATATGGATGAGCTCCTCTTGGGCCTCTGTCCCAGCCATCAACCATATAGTCTTTAGTTGGTATCTCTTTCATTGTTTTGTTGTATTACTACGTGTTCTATTGATTATAGTAATAAAACGATCAGCAGCGAATGTACCAGCAAGACAAACATCAATTTCATCTCCATCCTGCCAGTTAAGACTGCCATCCTTCTTAGTATGTTCCATTGCTTCAGCAATCTTCTGAATAACATCTTCAGTTAGTTTCATAATACCTGAATAACTCCTGTGACATGTGGAATTTCTTCCATGAGCTTACGTTCTATACCTTGTTTCAAAGTAATAGAACTCATAGCACATGTAGAACATGCTCCACCTAGTCTCACTTTAACATAATTTCCTTCAGATGTATAGTCTATCTCAACAAACTCTAACCATCCACCATCTGCTTCTATGTAAGGTAAGAGTTCTTCTAAGACTCTAATTACATTCTCTTCTGTTAATTCCATATGCGTTGCCAGATAATACTGCCTCTTAAGATATTCATACTGATCATCATAATGGTGGGTATTCGGACTTAATTTGTTCATCAGTTTTTTCAACAACAAATTCATCCATCAACCTCATTACTTGTTTTTTATTAAGACCTGCAAGATCTTGACAATTATCCAAACATTTAAATATACATTCTCTATCGCTGATTGGAGCTCTTATCTCCCATCCTTGATCATCATAATACTTCTTCTGACCCTCTTCTGTGACCTTCTGAGACTCTACATTAGAGGTGTCTATAGTTTTGGATGGATTTTTATAATTATGTTTGCTCATTGAGACCAATCTTGATAAGGTGGTTCTTCCTCACCAACTAAATGTTTGAAATGTTCAGTATCAAAGTATGATGGTGGTAATGGTTTCACATCATCATATGCACCAGCCATTCTCCTCTTATATTCACGCTCATCTAACACTTCATTAATAAGGATCTTCATCTCCTTAGCATAAGTCTCGGTGAATAACCTTCGAGGTCTAATCGTAGCAGGTTTTAAATTCTGCTGTTGTTCTTCTACTGATCTCCCTTTATAATTAGGATCAATAGGGCCACTCATTCCTTGTGTATCAATTTTCATAGAATTCCAATGACGTATTACGCCAGCAGTAATAAAACAATTAGTAGCAAGATAAGTAATGAAGATAATGCTGCGAACAGCACATACTGGATTATCATACCTTGAAGTCTTAGTATCCGAGAAACTTCCCAATGCATACTTCCATACCTTCCATACTTCATTCATTCAAATCAGGTAGTTTCTTTTCAACCCAATGTTCTGAGTTGTCAATACCAGCAGCTTGAACATACCTCATAATATGTTCATCAATCTGATGATAAACTGGATGTAAATCCAAGTCCATGTTAATGTCGTGTGCTATCTGTGATATCTGATCTGCTGAAAAGCAATGATCAGGATGTAATAGATCACAACATGGTATTCTTTTTTCGATTAGTTCATTAAGATTAATTCTAATCTCGTAGTCTCTGTATACAGGCATATTAAGACGCATCATTGTTGTCAGTTTGATGGATTCTAACCATCTCATCTTGTAAAGCTTCCATTCTTAGAAACTGTTCATTCATATTATAATATAATTTATAGTTAGTTGTCGTTACGTAATAACCAACTATGTCATTTCCATCACAATGGTATCCATAGCCCTTGAGAGTCTCTTCAACACCATCAATTCTAAAAGTTTTACCACCTTTCTCTAGGTAGTTGTGAAATTTTTCATCAAGATTAATCATCGTTCCTCGAAATCAAGTTTACGTATTTTACGCTTGCGGCGTTGTTCTTGCCACTCAAGATCTTTTGTTGTGAATCCTGATGATTCATTCTTCTGTTGGTTCACTAACTCGATCATCGAGAGATCCTTTCCTGATATGTGTGTACCACGGATGCTCGTAATGTTGGGACACTGGCAACTTCTCGTCTGAGTTGAATGCCCTTCTAATAATTTCCCGCAATTCCGACACCTGATTGTTAACATCTTGAATCATCCCCTTAACTTCGTTAAGTTCTTCCCTTAAATCTTTTGTGTTCATTTCTATATATTAGACCCAGTTACTTGGGCCCAGTCTTCATCAAACAATTGTAAACCTTTCTCGGTTAAAATGTGATTATACATTCCTTCAAATACTTTAGGTGGTAATGTACATATGTTAGCACCATACTCAAATGCTCTACCTACATCTCTTACATTTCTAATAGAAGCAGCAAGTATCTCAGTATCAAACCACATCTGTTTATTAAAAACATTAGATATATCTTTTATAAGACATAATCCACCAAATGAATTGTCATCAACTCTTCCTACAAATGGTGAAACATACTTAGCACCTGCTTTAGCAGCAAGAATTGCCTGTGATGGTGAGAATATAAGTGTTACGTTAACTCTAATACCTTCTGCACTAAGCATTCTACAAACTCTAAGTCCATCTGGTGTACAAGGTACTTTTATAGTTGCTACATCTCCAAAATCTCTAGAAAGTCTACGTCCTTCATCAAGCATCACTTGACGATCTCCGACTACTTCCATACTAATATCAGTAAGTCCGTTATCTGCCAACTCACGATACACATCTTCTGGATTTCTACCACTCTTCATTATTAAAGTTGGATTTGTAGTTATACCATCAATCAATCCAGTATTATAATGCTTTGCTATAAGATCAGTATCGGCTGTATCAAGAAATATTCTCATGGAAATAAACGTAGTTGCGTTAATATTTAGACTCCCCCACGTGGACTCGAACCACGGACAGGGTGATTAACAGTCACCTGCTCTACCAACTGAGCTATAGGGGATTGTAAGGGTGGGAGGTTGGGTTTCTGTATTACCAACAAAGGACGGGCATTACTACAGTAGTAAATTTTACATCCTTGCCTGAGACCCGACTGGTAAGTCGATTCACCTTTCGGTGCAGCACCACCTGTGTCTCATCACCTTATCCAGCTATATGCCAGAAAGATTATTCAGTCACTCCCCGTTGAAACCGTCGCTTCAACAAATATAGTATAACATAAAAAAAGAGGGTGTCAACCCCCCTCTTTAAGTTCTAATAAATGTTCTATCGTATTTGCCACATCGTTCATTGCGTCACGAACCTCATCCGTTGACCCACTTTCTTGGTGGTACTTACCATCTGGAGCATAGTGTCTCGTATATAAAGACCATCTCCACTTATTTACTTGTGGCGAATGCCAGATCTGTACTCTCATACTATTTGATTAGATACTCTAGTGGAATAATATGCTTTAAAATAATCAACTACACCAGCAGAAATTTTATGACCTTTACTAACCCATTCATCAGCACATTCATAAATTGATCTGCTCGTGTGACTATCACCATACTTACTTAAGAGTATGGATAATGTATGCTCTCTGAGCTTTAGTGTTTCTTCATCCATTTTCAACGAGAGTGCCATGCGCTCTACGAATTTCTCTAAGTTCTTCAAAATCTTTTTGTTTGGTTCCTCCATCATACTCCCATGCATAGCCCTCGTCAATCATTTGTTCGTTAAGCGACACATTGCCATCCCCGATATATAACCACCCAAGTAAGCGACCATACTTCCCGACGCCACCAACAAGTTCAGTCCTAATAGAAAGCTCGTCATCACCATCAATGGCACCATCCAATTTCTCTTTGAGCCAGTTTGTTGCGTCGATTCCAAGTGCTTTCTCCTCTAAATTTCTAGTACGTTTTTCGGGTGTATCTACCCCTGCTATTCTAACACGTTCTTTTTTGTATAGATCAAAACCTAAATCAATTGTAACATCAATAGTATCACCATCTAAAACTCGGTTGATCTCTGTCACTCGGAAGTTGTAACAACTCTTCCGTGAGGGTGGTATCATCGCTCCCATATTCAAACTCCATATCTTCTAATGCTTTATTTATAGCATCATCTGGTTGTGTTCTCGTTTGTCTTGATTCGTGGTCTCTTATTTTATCTATCCATTCACCTGTAGGAATATCATGTCCCATATGTGCATCTGCCTCTGGTGCAAAATATCCTGCCCCAATAACAGCAAGTGCTATAGATCCCAAGAGACCTATAGCAGCAACTACTTTCTCATTAGCACGTACTCTGCCAGTGAGTTCTTTTTGTTTTTCTAATAAGGCATCAACTTTCGTGTGCAACACTGCTATGTGTGCGTCCACATTCAGATCCTTCAATGTCTTCTTGCTCATTAGGATACCATGTATCATACATGAATATATAGTAAATTGCAATACCTACAGATACTAATAGTATAGCCAACATAATATTAATTGACCAAACTACTTCAGACATATGCCTGTGCAGCAAGATAAACTGCCAACGATAAGGAAACTCCCATCACTGTTAGTCTACTCATCCACCACATAATTTCGTGTTTGTATTGTGTAATTGTTTTCATCGGCCCATAGGGACTATGCCCATAAGATAATCTAAACCTGAATTGTTTGTGCAGTAGTCAACAAAATGAGGATGATCCTTTAAATAAGGCACATCCTCTTTAGCGTGTTCTATTGCTTCGTATGAATCGTTGGCATATTCACATATCTGATGTGTATGCCGTTGTGTGTCGTGATAACCGACAGTATAATGTTTCTGTTGCGTTAGGGGCATGATTGTTTCAATCCCAGACTAATGTTATTTATTATACCATATAAGTATAATTACGCAATTGTGTGTGGACTCACGAACA